TAGCATATTATTATTAGGAGTTTTTATGGCAATACTATCAAAAGCAGGGGCAAACCCTGGTGTATTGTCGTATCCACCAGAAGATAATATGGGAATAGACAATTTATACAAGGCCTTTAGTGGCGCAGAAACAGAAGCCTTTGATAATCCCTGGATAAGAACTACATTTAGGGAGGCTGAAGGAGGCTCGACTGCATTTGGTCCTGTGCAATTAACTGGAAATTTAGTAAAGAACTATTTATTAAATAAACCAGAAATAATTGAAGATAAAGATTTTGCTAATAGATACTTAATGAATGCTAGAAAGTTTGCAGAACATGGCAATAACAAGGGTAAAATACCTCACTTTAATCCAGACTATGATTACGGCGGACAAGGTGGTATGACTACTGAAACTGATCAGGAAGGATACTCAAAATTATCTAAAGCAATTATGAATGATTTATGGGCTAAAGCCAAAACAACAGATAAACCCCTCGAAAATATGATTAAGTATTGGAGATGGGGAGAAGGTTCGGACAAATCAAGAGATGATGATCCAGAATACTTTAAACGATTTTTTAAACATTTAGGAGAGTAACATGGAGAGTGTAATAGGTTTTATTATATTCGCAGCAGTGGCAGGTTTTGCATTTAGAAAGAAATTGGTACCTTTATATAATAAATATCTTGGAACCAAAAAATAAATAACTAACTTTTTAATACTAAAAGTTATAGAAAGAAGGGGCGGAGGCTTAGGAGGCTAAACTGGAGATTTTTTAATTAGAAGGAGTAAATATGTTAGAGAAAATAAAAAACGGTGCTGATGGTGCAATAGATGTTGGTATTAAGTTAATTAGCTTGTCGATTGTATTGCAAGTTATATTTGGTAGTAAAGTGGCATTCCTAACTGGGGATGTAATTGGTTCTATACTTGATATAGTCTGGACTTTGGGTAACGCGGGACTAGCGGGCATTATCGCTGCTGGTATCATCTGGAAGTTACTTGACAAGGATATAACGAGTGAGTTATCCAAGTAACACAAAATAAAAGTGGAGAAGAAAAAATAACTTAAAACTTGGGTCCCTCCGAATGGTGACGGTTGGCATCAGCCTGAGTAACCAACCACCTAATTTAAAACTACTATCATATGAGCTGGAGGGTAATTATGGATAAGGGTAGCAAAGAATATAAATTAAAGTTAGCGAAAGAAATAGAAATACGCAAAGCTATTGCTAAGAAAAAGAAAGATTTAAGATATAAAAGTGACTTTAAAAAGTTTTCAGGGGATCGATTAAAGATCATTACTAAAGACGCCGCGCAGGGTTATATACCTTTTAAGTTTAATCAGGCGCAACAAAAAATACATAAAGCTGTTGAAAAGCAGTTAAAAGAGAAAGGTAGGGTAAGGGTAATAATTCTTAAAGCTCGTCAGCAAGGTATATCTACATATACAGCTGGAAGAGTATTTTGGAAGACCTTATATACCCCATATACCCGATCAGTGGTATTAGCTCATGATAGCGCAACATCTGACGCACTATTTACAATGAGTAAACAATTTATTGAAAGAATGCCAGATGATACAGCTCCTGAATTAGTTAAATCTAATGCGAAAGAAATTAAGTTCGCGCATAATGACTCAGGATTTAGATTGTATACAGCTGGCTCGCCCGAAGCTGGGCGGGGCACAACTCCAACAATTTTACATTGTTCTGAAGTAGCATTTTGGCAAAATCAAGAGAAAATCTTAGCTGGCCTATTTCAGGGGGTTTCTAGTGCTGATGGCACTGAAATAATTCTAGAATCTACAGCTAATGGCGCTACTGGTTCTTTCTATGAAATGTGGAAGAAAGCAGAGCAAGGTTTAAATGATTATGTTCCAGTATTTTTACCTTGGTATATGACATTAGAATATACTATGGAAGCTTCTGAAAATTTCGTACGAACTAAGGAAGAGGAAGCATTGGCTGAATTATATAATTTAACTAATGACCAACTTTATTGGAGAAGAATGAAGATTGGTGAATCCGGTGCAACAAAGTTTGCCCAGGAATACCCCGCGACTTCTGAAGAAGCATTCCAGGTATCAGGGGCTAATGTATTTGATATTGAAAAGATTGAAAAATTAAAAATTGAATCTGCTACAAGCATAAGAAGTTTTAATTCTAAGATGATGTCTTGGGATGATCAGAGAGAAGGGCACCTTGAAATATGGGAGGCCCCTAGTTTCAAAGAGAAATATATTATTGGGGCTGATGTTGCTCTCGGAGTAGGGCAAGATTATAGTGCTGCTGTAGTTATGAACTCAAAGAGAAAAGTCGTTGGTTTATATCGTAATAATAGAATAGACCCTTCTGCTTTTGGCAAAGAATTATTTTATTTAGGACGCTATTTCAATAATGCACTTTTGGCTGTTGAATCTAATTCAATGGGTGTAGCTACTCTTCAGAAGCTGAAAGATATGAATTACGTTAATATGTACTTTCAAACAAAGATTGCTAATATATCAAATGAAGAGGGGATAAGACTAGGCTTTAGAACAACTAGCGCATCCAAACCTGCTATCATAGGCAACTTAAAGAATTGGTTATTTGAAGAAGAGTTAGATATTAAATCTTCGGTAATTATTCAAGAATTAAAAGATTACTTATCTGATGATAGGGGCACAACTGGCGCAAGTCCCGGATGTTTAGATGACTCAGTAATGGCTTTAGCTATTGCTTGCGAAGTTTATCGAACACATATTGATAAGTTAACAAATGATAGAATAGGATTTGGTAATATGTATATACCGGAAACTAATAACAATTGGATTTAGGAGACACTATGTCGAAAAATATTAATAAAATAACAGATGAAGAGCTGACGGGTCTCATTAATGATGCTATTCATCAGTCAGTAGGCTCATTCTCTGATGGTTCTGAAATATCAGAAGCAAGAGAAGAAGCTATTGATTACTACACCCAACAACCAAGGGGTAGGTTAGCGCCAATGGGAGTTTCTAAAGTTGTATCATCAGATACTGTAGAAATTGTAGATTCGTATCTAGCAGTTATTTCAGAATTGATGTTAAGCAACGGTAAAATAGCTAAATTTAACCCAATGGACCCAACGCAGTCTAAAGCTGCAGGCATAGCTTCCGATATTACTAATCATTGTATCTTTGTTAAGAATAATGGTTGGGTAGAACTAAACACGTGGATTAAGAGTGCTTTGCTATTTAAGAATGCAACTATTCGCTGGAAGTGGGTAGAATCTTCTGAATACAAAGTAGAGGAATACGAGAATATAACTACGGAACAACTCGATATTATTACGGCAGAAGAAGATGTCGAAATAATTGAGTTAAATACTGCATCAGAAATAATTGAAGGTGAAGAAGTTGAATATTATAAGTTAGCTAAAATTAGACGCAAGGTAGATACGTCCAAAATAGAATTAGAAAATATTCCACCCGAATCTTTTATGATTAATCGAACAGCTACCTCAATAGCTAATTCTACATTCGTAGGAATCCAAACCGAAGTGTCCTTATCTGATCTTCGCACACAAGGATTTGATGTGCCAGATGACTTAGCGACAGAAGGCTCGGAATCTTTTGCGGGTCTTAAGGGCAATTATGGGGAAAGCGCTAGCAGACAATCAGTAAATAGTGTCTGGGTAGGTGAAGAGGAAGATATTTTAGGCACGGCTAATAGGGAAATTACTGTTAACGAAGTCTGGATGAAGATTGACAGAGATGGCGATGGTATCGCTGAGTTGAAGAGGCTAATAGTGGCTGGTGATGAGATTTTATTAGAAGAGTATGCTGATGGCATACCTTTGGCTAATTTAAATCCTATCGAGATTCCATACGCCTTTTACGGGTTGTCTATAGCAGACGTAACTCGATCAGCTACAGAGATTAAAACGGCTATTACTCGAGGTATGGTAGAAAATGTATACTTGACAAATTATGGTCGAGTTCTTGCAGATCCCAACACGGTGGATTTCCGTGCACTTCAGAGTCCCGAACCTCACCAGATTATCCCTACTAATGGTAGTCCTGTTGCAGCAGTGCAACCGATTACCCCGGATTCTCTGTCACCTTCAACGTTCTCCTTGTTAGAATTTATGAACAATGAGAAAGAGCAGGCTAGTGGCATGACGCGCGCAGCCCAAGGTGTGAATGAAAAACTATTTGATTCTGGTAACTCAGCGGGTAAAGTTGCGCAAGTGCAAGCAGCTTCACAAAAACGTATTGCTTATGTAGCACGTAGATTTGCTGAAACTGGTTTTAAAGATTTATGCAGGGGCGTGTATAGCTTAGTATTAGAAAATGCGGATGCAATTATGAATGACTTTTCATACTATGGCGTTACATCTAAAGATTTAATGCCTATCGAGCACTGTACTGTAGACATAGATGTTGGTCCTAATAGTAAAGCTAATACTCAAGAAAATATGATGATGTTAGCTACACAAGTTATGCCAATGCTGTATCAAACTCCAGAAACTAAGAGTGTTATTAATCCTGCTTCAGGGTTTAATATTGCTAAGCAAATGATGGATTCCATAGGTATTGAAAACTGGACTGATTTTATTGTCGATCCAGCAACACCACAAGGTCAACAGCAGGCACAAGCCGTAGCCCAACAACAACAAGCGGCAAATGCTGAAGAGCAGAAAGAACAAGAAATAGAACAACAGAAACTTATGTTGACTCTACAAAAACAAATGGCTGATATCCAGAAGAAGCAAGCTGATATGGAGTTAGATAGAGAGAAATTTGAGCATATGGTTGCTAAGGATAAAGCAGAGATTGCTTTAGAAATACAAACAGGAAAACCTACCAAGATTGGTAATTAATTCATGAAACGGAGGTCAAATGGATAAAATAGAACTAGGGGCTCATGCTAAGATGATTATAAGTAATAAAGCTTATGATTTAATCTTTGAGAAAGTTAAAGAAAAATATTTATCGGCATGGAGTCAGACAGGTTCGCATCAAACAGAGTTACGAGAAACTATTTACAATACTGTCGTAGCACTAACAGATGTGAAGAAAGAAATAGAGTCGTTAGCAGTTGCTGGCGATAATGAAACATTCAAAAAGGAACAGGAGGATCTAAATGGATGAGTTTACACTAGAAGACTTGGAGATGTTCAAGTTAGAACAAAAAAATATACTACGTGAAATGCGCGGAGCGACAGGCCGCGGGGGACACGGTCCCGTTATTAGACAACTACTCGAAAAACTTACTTCGGTGCAGATTCTTATTGCACGCCTTGAAGATGTAATTGAGCGTGAGCCTAAAAAACAGGATGTTAAAAAGGTTAATAAGGC